GCATTATGAGTCCATTGACTCGGTTTAAAATCGGGAGCTCCCTCTCCAGTTTCCCAGAGTGCAGGGGATGTTACTCTTACCCTGTTGTTTGGCAAGGCAACAATGTTACCTGTCCAGTTGTCTGCCTTAATTAGTTGTATGACATGACTCTGCTTATGCTGAGCTGGATCATCCGACAAATCAGACTGACTATAATCTATTGTAAATAAATATTTCCCGATATGCAACTTATTATCTATTTTACATATCCATGGACTAACACTTACATAATCTAACTTAACAACACTATGGTAATGTGAACTACAATCCCAAGGTTGTGCAAATCGTGGGTGCATAATATCTGGCATAGTGTCAAGAGGTATGTCGGCTACTAATGCAGTCAATGGCATTCTAGCCCACATAGCACCACCGTGAACATTTGTTTCATCTGTATCATCAACCTCGCAACCAGTAAAAACCACTTGAAAGCCCAACGTTCTATCAGGCATTGTGGTTACAGCAAAAGCATGAGCATGTATAAACTCGCCTTTATATTTTTCATGATTATGGGTAAACTCTTTGCGTACCCAACATTTAAAAAATGGGATATTACTAACTAAATAAGGCATTAAGCTTTTT